TGGCTTGGATTCCAAGTGCCCCCGGCTTCTTCCGCGGCGGAATAATATCGTCTTCCCACTGTCGATTTTTGATGTAACGCTCAGGGTCTTTTACGAATCCATTTACCCACTTGTCGTCGAGTTTACGTTTTGGTACGTCAAGCATGATTGCAGCTCGGTCTTCTGCGGTTATTTTTTTCCATTCAACGAAGGCCTTTTTCTTTGCTGTATGTTTTGGATAGATTTTCCAAAATTCTTCGAAGTCCTCGGGGTATTCTTTATCCTTACCTATACTTACCTTACCTATCCTTACCTTACCTATCCTAAGTGCACGACTCGTTGACGTTACGTGCACGTGATTTTCTCCTTGTTTTTCAACGTTTTCTGAAATAAGCGTATCAAGTTGGAAGTGTCCGCTTGGGACAGGAATTGCAACACCACTACTATTAAGCGAGTACGAACCATTCGGTCTTATATACAGCGTTTGTTTGTGGTTGAGGTATTTTGTCTCAGTGTATATATCCTTTCGGATGTAGTTGTTAATTCGCCAATGCTTAATAACCACCACGCCGTCTTCAAACGAAATGATAAACTTCTTCATTACGAGAAGTTTTATATCGTCACCTTGTGAGCCGATATCTCGCATCACTCTCTTTGGGTTTGCAATGAAACCGTCATCATCTGCACGGGCGTTAAGATGAAAATATAAGAGCTGAGCACTTTGAGGCATGTCTAGAAACGCATCAGTATCGATGACGTCTAGACTTGTCATTCTACGTTGAGCCATATTTTATATAAATAAAACCCTCTATTCAGTAAGCGAGCATTGCGTGTCGGTGCTTTCCTTCACCGATGGGCATGTAGCCCGCTCTCTTACTAAATACAGGGTTGTAGTAACGGAAAGTTTATAACATTTTATTGGTTCGCGCGCAACTACTAACCAACTCCACAATTTTACACCCACTTCAAAAATAACACAACCCCATAGTTATCCACAGGTGTGGACATTGCATGAATTCTGTTATGGGTGTAAAATACTGACATGGAAACAGTAGATTTTGTTAAAGCGGTAGTCAGTCCACTACTTGAACACCCCGACGATTTTGTTATCACAGAAACAAAAGACGACCGAGGTATTCTTTTAGTTCTCTCCTGCCACCCAGAAGATATGGGTATGATTATTGGTAAAAGTGGCAAAACGGCAGATGCAATTCGCCTGCTTGCACGTATTATTGGAGTTAAAAATAATGCTCACGTAGGCATTAAAATTACTGACCCTAGAAAATAACTATATGGAAAATAAAGAAGAAGTAGACGCACGAGTAAAAGAGTTTACGGAAGGTTATAAGAATCTCGTAGAAAAGCATAAGATTGATTATGCAAATGTACCGACCTTCATCCCCGATGGACAAGGTGCATTCAAATTGATCGTACAGAACTACCCAGTTGATATTTCTCAGCGACCGACAGAAAGCCCATTCATTCCAAAAGCATAATATGAAACTCGCCGATATATTCGGTAAAACCGAAAAAGAAACCTACGAAAAACCTGTAGGTAAAGCAACAATAGTTCAAGATGAACCATTATCAGCATTTGATGAATTTGAAAATGAAACTTAAACCAGTCAATAATCATATTTTGATTGAACCCGTAGCAAGAGAAGCATTTATGGCATCTCATACAGAAACATTCCAAGAAATTGGAGTGGTTATTGCTGTGCCTGACGAATTTACTGGAATTAAAATTGGAGATAAAGTATTCTTCGATTCATGGCTTGCCGCTAAATATCCCGCAGAGAATACAGACGGGTATTATTGGTTGGTAAAATGGGAAGATATACGCGCCTATGTCCCGCTATCAGAATAGCCTTTGTAGAAACGGCTACCTACACGATTACCGCCTTGTTTCTCAGACTCACAAAGGAATGCTAGAGCGTTGCACTCGTTGCGGTAAACAATTACACATATCAAGCGATATGCCAAACCATGTGTTCTTAAGTCACCATATTCGTTCTGCGTTACAGAAGAATGACCCATTATTCAAAAGGGAGTACCCCGATATTAAATAAATTATGTTGAAAAACGACAATCTGCATTTTGATGCACAAGATAAACTTTACTCAGGAATCAAGAAAATCGCCACAGCTGTTGGAAGTACTATGGGTACGGCTGGAGGAAACGTTATTATTGAGGCAATTGAAACTCCTGGATACCTCGCAACAAACGACGGATTCAGTATTGCAAACAGCATCATCCTTGCCGACCCCACAGAAGACCTTGGACGACGAATCCTTCTTGAATCAATAAACCGTGCCAACAAGCAGTCTGGCGACGGATCAAGTACTACATGCGTTGTTACCGCTGCAGTCCTTGAAAATGGACGCTCACGAATTGGTAGTGCTCGTCCAATGGAAATTAAGAGAAGCCTTGAAGAATGTTTACCGTTGGTAATAGAATCAATCAATTCACAAAAGATTGACGTTACTGTAGAAGATATCCATCAAGTAGCATCAATCAGTGCTGAAGATGTCAATATCGGTAATAGAATTGGAGAGATTTACAAGGAGATTGGTAAAAAAGGAATAATCCACTGGGATATTTCAAAGACAGCGGAAGACCATCATGTTATAGGCTCAGGTATTACTGTTGAAGGTGCTGGATATTATAGCCCTTACATGTGCGATGCTTCTGAATCAGGGCAGTCAACAAATCAGGTTCGTATCAAGAATCCAAAGATTCTTATTACAAAGCAAAAGATTTCAAGTGCCGAAGAACTAGGCGGAATCTCTGGTGCTCTCTTTTCACAAGAAGTACGAGATCTTGTAGTATTCTGCGACGATATCGACCCACTTACAATCTCTGATATTATCAAAACACGAGCAGTCCGTGGTTTCCGCATTGTTATTGTAAAAATGCCAGTAATGTGGAAGGATTGGTGGTTTGAAGATATTGCGAAGGCGACAGGCGCATCAATTGTTGATGTAAATGCAGGACTCTCAATGAAGCAGGTTAAGATTGAGCACCTAGGAACAGTTGGAGACATCATAATTACAAAAGACGAAACACACCTTGATGGTATTCGTGACTTAAGTTCATACATTTCTTCACTCACTGAAGATAACACTGACGATGGTCTTCTTCGAGCAAGCCGTCTCAACACAAAGACAGCACGTTACTTCGTAGGTGCACCAAGTGAAAGTGCCCTTAGCTATCGTCGCCTAAAGGTTGAAGATGCAATCAGCGCTGCATATCAAGCTCTCAATGGTGGAATTGTAGCAGGTGGAGGCGTAGCGCTTCTACAGGCATCAAAGACACTCCCACAAACTATAGGTGGAGACATTCTGCGTGAAGCACTCAAAGCTCCTACTCTACAGATTCTATCAAACGCAGGTATTGAATCGACTAACATTGATTCACTAGAATCAAATATGGGATACGACAGCCGTACAGGAGAAGTTGTAGACATGGTTAAAGAAGGCATCATCGACCCCGCAAACATTGTTATCAACGCCGTAAAGAATTCAATAAGTGTATCAGCAACAGTATTGACCGCACCCACACTTGTTATGCTTCCGATGGACGAATCTCAAATATAATAATTATGAAACACTTCAGTATTCGGGGTATTTGCCGAGGTTGTAGAAAAATGAAATGGTTCGTCCGTAAAAGAAACATTACCCTACCAATCGGACAGGTTGCAGAGTCAAAAGACTTATTCTGTACAACATGTTACAATAAATTACAAGGAGTATTAAATCAACATGAAGAAAAATTCTACGATTGACCAAATCGACTTTAATCCAGAGTCAAACAAAAACGTTATATCAATTATTAGACAAGAAGACGGTAACTACATAGGGTATACACAAAGGAACGGAGGCTATGTAACTGTTCGACAAGGTGACCCGAGTACAGTACTTAGTCTTCTACTAACTCACCCGTAAACTTATGGAAATGCTCACAAAACAAGAAAAGAGATTTGTTGCTGAGGTGGCTGAGCATGGAAATAAGACACTTGCAGCACAAACTGCTTTTGGTATAAAGGATACAAACTACGCAAGTGTGAAGTCCGTTAGATTGCTAGGTAAAGATAGGATTGTCAATGCTATACAGGATGCATTATCAGATGAACTATTGTTGCAAGTTCATCTTGAAGGATTGCAAGCGATGAAGGAAGAGCCCACAGCTGACAAAGAAGGGAAGCCAGATTACGCAGTACGTCACAAATACTTAGACAGCGCATACAAACTCAAAGGTTCATTCGCACCAGACAAACACGTCAATCTAAACCTAACCGCAGACGTTCCAAACGAGAAACTTAAAAAGCTCGCTGACAAACTAAATGGCAGAGGATAAAATCATAATTGACGGTGAAGAGTATACCAACGAAGAGGTTGCACAGGCGGCAAACCTCTTTCCGTACACATGGATTATTCAGAATGAGATAAAGAACGAAACAGGTACACCAATAGACTTTGATAAGCGTCCTTGGCAGAAAGACATATACAACGACCTATCACCACATCAAGTTCTGTTGAAACCTCCACAGATTGGAGCAACAGTAATGAATACCTTGAAGTCTCTATGGGTAGCTAAGAACCTTGGTAGACAGATTATTTATACCCTCCCAACAATGGGAGACGTTCAAGTTATGGTTGGAGGTTCGTTCAACCGTATCATTGCCCAGAATCCAATACTCATGTCATGGGTAAAGGACAAAGACACTGTTGAGCAGAAGACTGTTGGTAACAGTATGATATTCTACCGCGGTACATGGAGTAACAAACAAGCGATGATGGTTCCGTCAGGTCTAAACATCCACGACGAAGTAGACGCAAGTGACCCTGAAGTTATCACACAATACGAAACACGCCTGCAAGCTCAAGATGATGGAGGCTGGCGGTGGTACTTCTCTCATCCAAGTCTCGTAGGGCATGGCGTAGATGTATACTGGCAACAGAGCGACATGAAGGAGTGGTACATCACATGTCCTCACTGTGAACACTCTCAAACTCTCTCATGGCCTGATAACATTGATATCGAAACGCAAAAGTATATATGCCAGTCTTGTAAAGGAGAGCTTGAAACTTCTGACCGAATCAATGGAGAATGGAGGAATATTGACGGAGTACCATGGAGAGGTGAGATTGTGGGGGATTATGAATTCAGTGGATGGCATGTGTCACAGCTTATGCTACACAACAAGACCGCTGGAGATATCATACATGCATTCAACGATCCACTAAAGAACCAGCAATACTTCTACAACTACGTTCTTGGACTACCATACGCAGACAGCGAAGACCGAGTTGACCATAATGTAGTCCTCAGAAACTGTGTTGATGTTGTGAATGACCAACAAGGAAGGACTATCATTGGAGCTGACACAGGTCATGGTATTCACTACGTCCTAATGAATAACCAAGGTGTGTTCTTCTATGACCACGAGCGTGAGATAACAGCCAGCAAAACACCATACGATGTTATCAAGGGATACCTTAAGCGATTCCCAAAATCTATCGCGGTATTCGACCAAGGTGGTGACCTTATCGGAGTTAGACAACTACAGCAAGAGTATCCAGGTAGAGTCTTCCTTTGTTTCTACACCAAAGACCGTAAGTCAATCGAGATGGTTGAATGGGGTAAAGATGATGAGTATTGGAAAGTCCGTGTTGATAGAAACAGAATGATGACACTCGTCATGGAGCAGATACGAGACATTGGACGCATTCGCCTCAATGGAACACCTGACGAATGGAGAGATTTCGCGAATATGTTTGACAACATTCACCGTGAAAAGATTATGGTGAAGGAAACACGCGGCAAGGATAACCGTGAGCTGTACGGAGCCGAGTATGTATGGAAACGGACGGGGCACGATCACTATTGTCACGCACTGCTCTATGCTATTGTAGGTTTACAAAGATTTGGAGGAGGAGAAGCAGCGCGTGTTATAGATACTGCACGCGACGCAATACCGAACGCAAACATAATCACACCTGAGAAGCTCACAAGTCCTCTAGGATTTCGAGCAAGGGATTTCGCAAATGAAAATTTAGTGGTATAGTTATACAAACACCGTATTCCCCATTATTTTTTATCGTCAATTATGAACGAGACAGACCCATTTGCTCTCAATGTACGTGGAGCAACAGATTTGGTTGAGAACCAAACAAACAAGATACGTACTCGTGGAGGAGAGTCACCAGAGGGGCTTTCTGGAGAGAAAACAGATTCTCTCGATTTAAACATGTCTGATGAAGAACTTATAAAGCTCAAGAACGAGTGGGAAAATAACTACGCAGGTTACGAGGGGAAGATGAAGACGATATGGGAGCGAAACCTTGAAAGTTATCTCGGAAAGAAGAAGGACGGGCAATGGTTAAACCCTGAAGGTCCGAGTGCTGCGAATCTTCAATTCGAGGCAGAGGAGACATTCTTGTCGGCTGCACTCAGTAAGAATCCTGAGCCTGTTGTTTGGTCTGACAATACTCCTGAAGGGAACGAGATTTCATCAAGTGTGAAAACCATGCTCGCCTTCCACTCCGACCAGCTTGTACTTCGCCGTAAGCTCGCATTCATGGTACGACAGTGGTCTATCTATCACCTTGGTGTACTTAAGTTTGGATGGAATGCAGAGATTGGAGACGTAGCAGTAGAGAACAGACGTATCCAGAACTTCGTATTTGACCCAGAAGGATATGTAGATGCATACGGAGATTATATAGGTTACGTTGGTGAACGTATTGATGTCACTGCAGAGAAGCTCATAGGGATGTTCCCTAAGTGTAAAGAGTACGTACATAATGAAACTGACGGTAAGTATGGCACGAAAGTAACATACACAGAATGGTGGTCTGCTGATGGTACTTTTACATTCAAAACATACAAAGGAAAGGTTCTTGAAAAGAATAATAATCCATACTTCAACCATCCTGAGCCTGATGTGAATCCAATGACGGGAGAGACTGAAGTAGATGAACTCGGAGAAGAA